CCGTTTAGATAAGAAAGTGGCGTGGCAATTGAGGGTAGGAGCAGAGGCTTTCAGCACCATGCGAAAGAGCGCCACGCAGGCGATCCAAGCAGGCACGTCGATGGGATTGACTAAACAAGCCAGCAGGTCGTCGCCAAGGATGACGGCCAAACCGGAATTGCGTTGCCTTCTGCAACTAACTGAGAACATAAGCGCGTTATACCACGAATTGCGAACCGTGGTGATAGTGGTGCCGGTGGGCAGTTGGTGCGCTATTGTTGCCCTCAATCCGTGGGCACGAGACTGCACGTTAAAAACGTCGAGTGCCTTCAGGAGCTCACGAAACCACTCTGGCATGCGGACCTTGTCCAGGAAAGCGTCAAACAACAGATGCACACGGCAACGTTGTTCACGGTCATTGGCAGAGTAGTCACCCTCCGCGACGTGAGCACAGTCGGGGCGGGACACTAAGAAAGTGGCTAGTTCAACGTCATTGCGTTTGTATGCTGTAGTGTAACTCACTTCACCAAGTGGAGTACAAGCAAACAGGTGCTCCATGCGTTCCATGGCCACCATGGAAGCAGGACCGGTTATTGTGTTGAAAACGTCGTTGCCGGCGTAAATAATGCGCGGTGCCCACGACGGGTCGTTGCGTTTCAACAGGATCTCTTGTTTGACGCTGAGATCCTTAGTCCCGATGTGGGACGTGGTTGCGTCAGGGATGGTGTGCCAAGCCTCAGCCATACGCTGCTGCTTGTTGTGGTCGAACTTGCGAGCCCACCTCTCGCGGTCGATATCGTTCTCATCCCACTCTTCATCAAAGAGTTCAGGCAACTCACTAACCAGTAGGAGAGCCTCTTCGAAGACGTCGTCTGAAATGTCGTCTGATGCCAGGAAATTACATCGCTTATTAAAAGCGGCCATAAAGGACTCGTAATCGTTGCCGGTGGCAACGGGGACCTGCTCGCGCAAGAGCGGCCCGCACTGGTTTATTGGGTCATGCATAGGCTTGGTAACACCGGGCGCATAGGTGTTGAATTCGTGCTTTACCTCTATGTCATATTGGCGATGCGGCGACACTTTCAGGTGTCCAAAGAGCTCGTTGACGGACCTATCATACTCACTAAACGAGTTTGACACGGCAACGGGGCGGTTTTCGGTCATTGGCGGAGCGAAAACCCCCGCCGCCGTCCTACGTATCATGTGAGTGTAGTAACACGGGCGGCGGGGCATCATGGTGGTTGTTTGTTTGGTTGGTTGGTTGGTTGGTAGTTGGTTGTGTGAACAAACGAAC